AACAACGAATGGGCCGCAGGAGCTATGTCTACCCAGTTCGGTAATTACATAAACCAAAGAATAGTATTGTCAAGAAAAGAAAGCCAACAATACACAAACACGTTCATAGCTATTAACAAAGTGTGGGTAGCAAAACCAGATCACCCAATGGGACAGCCTACGTTGCAAAATAAAGGAGGTACAACTATGATGTTTGACGCTTCATTAGTTATCACGTTCGGTAGCATAGCAAAGGCTGGTACGAACAAAATCAAAGCTACCAAAGGTGGTAAAGATGTAGAGTTCGCTAAGAGAACAAGGATTTCTTGCGATAAGAACCACGTTACTGGAGTCACAGCTGTTGCAAAAGTGATAATGACTCCGCACGGATTTGTTGACGATAAACCAGCGGCTATCAAAGCTTACCAAGATGCTCACTCTCACGAATGGGCAAAGGTTCTAGGCTCGGATACATTTGATATAGTAGAAGAAGAGGCAGATAACATGGAGATATTCGATACGTCTGAAGACTAATTATCGCATATTTATTATAGATAGAAAGTTAGTGCGATTAACTGTCTATAATAAACTTATTGGCTCATAGAGCATTGGTCATCGCACGACCTTTGCTTCTTTTGAGCCTTTTTTTATTTTATGAAAAGCAAAAAAAGAGATACTTCGATAGCTAGGAACATATGGAAATCATTTTTTGGAGAAATACCAAAAGATGAGTTAGGTAGATCTTATGAAATACATCACATAGATGGTAATCCTGAAAATAATAGTATCGAGAATTTATCCTGTATTAGTATAGAAGATCATTATAAAACTCACATTGAAAGAGGCGAAATTGCAGCGGCTTTATTAATAGCTCAAAGAATTGATTTATTAGAAAAACCTAAACAAAAAACTAAATGGGTTTATAAGAATAATAAAGAAACATTAGTATCATTAGATAAGCTAGATGATTATATAAATTCTGGATGGACATTAGGTATGATTAGCACAAAAGGAAAAAATAATCCTATGCATAAGTCAAACGGAGTAAAACCTCCCAATCTAAATAAAATATGGATAAACAATAAAGTTATAGATATTTTGATAGATAAGTGCAAAGAGCAAGAATATATACATAAAAATTCAGAGTGGACACGGGGTATGATCAGAACAGCAGGAGATAGAAATGCTAAATCATTTACAGGTAGATTTGGAGTATTGCATCCTAGATCTAAGAGGGTGTGTAAAATAGATATTAACACACACGAGATTGTGCAAGTTTACAACGGTGTAAGAGAAGCGATGAGAAACACTAATCAAAAGCACCCAGGAAACATAAGCGCTTCTTGTAAAACGTATGAAAAGTATGAAAATGGAGAATTAAAAAATCCAAAAGTGTGTTATGGTTACTATTGGAAATATGAAAAATCCTAAAACACTGTTACAAAAACGTTTAACGGTGTACCAATCTTATATTCTTTTAAAAGAAAACAAAATAATTTATATTAGCTAAAAATGAAAGAAGATTACAAAAAATTGTTCGACTCCTTAAAAGAAGAAAAACAAGAGGAGTTGAAGGTAAATAGTCGTGTGTTGCTCATAGATTCGTTGAACACCTTCATGAGAGCATTCGCAGTCATACAACACACAAACAGGAACCTAACGCCTATAGGTGGACTAACGGGGTTTCTTAGGTCGATGGGTTCGGTCATAAACATAGTGAGACCGACAAGGGTCATATTGGTGTTCGATGGCAAAGGGTCTTCAACAAACAAGCGATACATTTATCCAGAGTACAAAGCAAACAGAGGCATAAGGCGAATAACAAATTGGGACCATTACGAAAGCCAAGAAGAGGAGTCAGAATCCATAACCAATCAGCTTGTGAGACTGATAGAGTATTTGCGGTGTTTGCCAGTTGACATACTCTCCATCGATAAAGTAGAAGCGGATGACGTCATAGGCTATTTGACTTCAGTAGTAGACGGAGATATCACCATCATGTCGAGCGATAGGGACTACTTACAACTTGTCAGCGAAAAGGTTACAGTGTATTCTCCAACAAAGAAGATTCTGTATAACGAAGGCCGAGTGCTTTCTGAGTACGGAGTGCATCCTAACAACTTCTTATTACAGAAGATGCTTCTTGGGGACTCAGGGGATAACGTTCCAGGAGTTATAGGCTTAGGACCTAAGACTTTACTTAAGGAATTTCCCACGCTGGCCAAGAGCACCGAAATGACTCTGGAAGAGGTTCTTCAAGTGTGCGAAGACGGCAATAAGAAGATACACGGTAGCATACTTAACTTTAAAAGTCAGCTAAAACTAAATAAGCTGTTGATGGATCTTAGATCTCCAAACATTCCTGACGAAGACGCACAAGCAATAAAAAATGTAATACTCGAACCCTATAAGCAGTTCAATTCGCAAGAATTTCTTAGATTGTATGAAGAAGATGATCTAGGAGCGAGCATAAAAGATCCGAGAACTTGGTTGTTCAATCACTTTTCTAACTTAAGCAAATATAACTAATACATGAGTACATTAAATACATTACAAGCATACGGCGTATCTTTTCAGATAAAGGTAATATCCTCGCTTCTAAAACACAAAGAGTTCTTACATGGGGTTTACGATCTATTGAATCCAGAGGAGTTTGACAACCCAGCTCACAAGTGGATAGTTGAAGAAACGCTTAAGTACTATTCAAAGTACCACGCAAATCCAACGCCTGAGTATTTATCTGTTGAAGTAAAGAAGATTGAGAATGATGTGTTGAAAGTAACAATAGTCGAGCAGCTTAAAGAGTCGCTAAAAGCAATCAATGAAGATCAAGAGTACGTTGAGACAGAGTTTAGTAACTTCTGTAAGAACCAACAGTTGAAAAAAGCTTTGATGAATTCTGTAGAGCTGCTCTCAAAGGGACAGTACGATGACATCAGATCCATGATTGATCAAGCTCTTAAAGCAGGACAGAGCCGGGATTTGGGACACGAGTACGAAAAGGACTTAGAAAGTAGATATAGATTGGAGGAGAGAGGCGCAGTACCAACTCTTTGGCCACACATCAACGATCTATTAATGGGAGGCCTCGGAGCAGGTGATCTAGGCATGGTATTGGGTTCTCCTGGTGGAGGTAAATCGTGGTTCTTAATTAATCTAGGAGCCACCGCAGTAAAGATGGGATACACCGTTTGTCACTACACTTTGGAGCTTTCGCAAGAGTACGTTGGTAAAAGATACGATTCTATACTCACTGGGATAGACTTCCAAAACATTCACAAGGAAGAGAGTAGAAAGCTCATAGAAGAGACAATCAGCTCATTGCCAGGTAAGCTCATTATCAAAGAGTACCCAATGGGAAAAACCACGCCATCAAGCATTGAGACCCACATTCAGAAGTGCGTAACCCTTGGACACAAGCCAGATCTAGTTGTAATCGATTACGTTGACTTATTGAGATCCAAGTCCAAATCTTCAGAGAGAAAAGATCAAATTGATGATGTATATACTTCAATCAAAGGTTTGGCAAGGCAGATAAGGACTCCAATTTGGACCGTTTCCCAAGTTAACCGATGTCATAATGTAGATGATCAAGTTGATACGCCGAGCGGTAAACAGAGAATAGGTGATTTGAAGGTTGGTGATATGGTACTAACTCATAAAGGTTTTAGGTCTGTTACCAGAGTATTCCCAGTAGAAAGACAACCTACATACAAAATAAAGTTAAAGAATGGAAAAGAGATAAATGTATCTGCTAACCATATCTTACCCACCCAATATAAACAATTAAAGTCTATAGCTACTGGATTAAAAGTTGGAGACAAGCTTTTTGTAAAAAAGTAAATTTTTGAGACACTGTTACATATTTATTATAAATTACAGTATGGCAGCAGTATTACCCGCGTGGATTAAAAAATACGGAGAAGAGAAAGCTAATGAAATGTGGCAAGACTATAAAAAAAGATGTAGTAGAACTAGTGAATATTATGAAAAAAAGTATGGAAAGGAGTATGCAGATATTTTAAAGAAAAAGAAAATTTCATACTCTTTAGAATCGTGTATAGAAAGATATGGTAAAGAACTTGGAGAAAAGAAGTGGAATGAAAGATTGAGTAAAAAGCTTAAATCTCAGGAGGAGAATTTTAAAGAAAAAAAATGGAAAAACGGTAGAACACTAGAAGAATACCAGATTAGATACGGAGTAGAGGATGGCTATAAACGTTGGAAAAAGAGAAACGAACGTCAATCGTATATGGTATCTAAGCAAAGATACCTAGATGACTACGGAGATGATGGCGTAGAAATGTGTAGAAGTATAAAAGACACAACCTCTATCGAAGCTTTTATAAAAAGATACGGCCACGATAAAGGGAGTGAAGAGTATGATAAATACATAGAATTGCGTAAAAAGACATCTCCTCGGTGTAAAAACTATTGGATAAAATACCATGATGGTGACGAAGAGTTAGCTAAACAGTCTTTAAGAAATTATCATAAACGTGATTTAGAGTTTTTTATTGATAGATATGGAGAATCGTTAGGCAAAACAAAACATTTAGAGTTTATAAACAAAACGACTTCGCATAATAAATACTATAGTAAAATGTCTCAAGATCTTTTTTGGCAACTATACAAAGAATTAAACTTAACTGAACAAGATACTAAATTTTTTGAATTAAACGAAGAACAATTATTTTACAACAGTAATAATATTATAAAAGTAGATTTTAAGTATAAGAATAATATTATAGAGTTTAACGGAGATTATTGGCATGCTAATCCTAAGATATACAAAAAAGACGATTTTATAAATGGTAAAATAGCAGAAGATACTTGGAAAAAAGACAATTCCAGATATGAATTCTTAAAGTCGGTTGGGTATAATGTCATAGTTATTTGGGAAAACGAATGGAAAACTGACAAAGATTCGGTTTTAAATAAATGTAAAAAATTTTTATTAAATGAATAAACACAACTTAGAAACAGAAATGTTCGACTTGGTCGAAATAGAGAGCATAGAACTCATAGGAGATACTAATACTATAGACATTACAGTAGAAGATACTCATATGTTTTTTGCAAATGACATATATAGTCATAATTCTGGTGCTCACAGTGACATTATCGAAGCCGACAAGATAGCTGGTTCTTACGACAAGATCATGATAGCTGATTTCGCAATGTCTCTATCTAGAAAGAGGTCTGATAAATTGAATGGCACAGGTAGAATTCACGTTATCAAAAACAGGTTTGGAAGCGATGGTATGACTTTTTCTGCTAAAATAAACACAGCAAACGGACACATAGACATAGATGCATCTGAAATGGACGATTCTGAGCTTAAGGTAGATACTGGTTCTGCTCCGTCTGGGTTCAGTAGAATAGACAACGATGAGAAAAAATATCTATCTAGCAAGTTTTTTGAACTGGGTCTGTGAACAATCGAAAATTAGCATATTTATTAATACAAAACGGATTAACTATGAGTTTGCTTAGTATATTTAATAAAGCCCCAAAAGGTGACAGCTACAGGATAGTTGAAAGCCCTTTAAAGTATGTAGGATTCATATTGAGTGAAATGTTAAGAAAAGGCACAACAGGCAACAACGCAGCTGGTAGGACAAAATCTAATCCGTCTTCCATTGCCTCAAACGATAACAGCAAAGGCACACTACCCAAGTAAAACAAACACAAAATTTATTATTGAAATTTTTTAGAGAGAAATCTCTAAGGTATATTATATTGTTTAAAAAATAAAATTTATAGGTAAAATGCACGTTACACAGTCGATACTTAGCGAATTGACAACCTACATGAAATACTCCAAGTACAAAAAAGGGTTAAAAAGAAGAGAATCTTGGAAAGAGTTGGTGGACAGAAACAAGAACATGCACACGAAAAAGTTTACGCATTTAGCGAAAGAGATAGAAGCTGCGTATTCTTTTGTGTACGATAAGAAAGTTTTGCCTTCGATGAGAAGCATGCAATTTGCTGGCAAGCCTATAGAAATTTCCCCAAACAGAGTATACAACTGCGCTTATTTACCAATAGACGACATAAGATCATTCTCAGAAACAATGTTCTTGTTGTTGGGAGGCACAGGAGTTGGGTACTCTGTTCAAAGACACCACATCGAAAAGCTACCTGAGATAACAAAACCAAACCCAAACAAACACAGACGCTTTTTGATAGGAGACAGCATCGAAGGTTGGGCAGACGCAGTAAAAGTATTGATTAGATCTTACTTCGAAGGCGGATCTACGATTATTTTCGACTTCTCAGACATAAGACCTAAGGGCGCAGAATTAGTAACTTCTGGAGGTAAAGCTCCCGGTCCTCAACCGTTGAAAGAGTGTCTAGTTAAAATAGAAGGCATATTATCTTCAAAAGAAAACAATACTAAACTTTCTTCAATTGAGGTTCACGATATCGTTTGCCACATTGCAGACGCAGTTTTGGCAGGAGGAATACGTAGAGCAGCATTGATCAGTCTATTTAGCGCTGACGATGAAGAGATGATAGCAGCTAAATCAGGAGCTTGGTGGGAAACAAACCCCCAACGCGGTAGAGCTAACAACTCCGCGGTGCTATTGAGAAACAAAGTAACAAAAGAGTTTTTTATGTCTCTTTGGGAGAAGATCAAAAACTCTGGATCCGGAGAACCAGGCATATACCAAAACAACGATAAGGATTGGGGAACTAATCCGTGCTGTTTTATTGGAGACACCTTAGTCGCAACTGCAGATGGAAGAAATGCTGTAACTATCAAGCCCTCGGGTACTAGTTCTTTGGCTTTGGGCACGTCGTCCGGCATCCATGCTTGGCACAATGATTACTACATCAGAAGAATTAGAGTGGGAAAGAATGAAGCAATATACACCCACCTATCAATACACCATCCAGAGCTTATAGAAGACGAGTACTTCAGACCTCACGACACTGCTGTAATTTCTGTACCACAAAAGGCGCCTGAGGGAGCCATACTGAGAACTGAATCAGCTATAGATCTTTTAGAGCGTGTTAAGTTCTTCTACGAAAATTGGATAAAACCCGGTCATAAAAGCGGACAGAACACTCACAACATATCCGCAACAGTATCGATAAAAGACAAAGAGTGGGAATCAGTTGGTGAATGGATGTGGGAAAATAGAGACAGTTATAACGGCCTATCTGTGTTGCCTTATTCTGATCACACTTACATTCAAGCTCCTTTCGAGGACTGTACAAAAGAAAAGTACGAAGAGATGCTTTCTCACCTAACCTCACTCGATTTAACGCAAGTTGTAGAGTTCGAAGATATGACTGATTTAAGAGGGGAGGTGGCTTGCGGAGCAGACGGATGCGTTGTTGTGTAATTTAATTTGTTATGCAAAAGAAACACGAATTTATAGACGGAGTGCACTACTACATAGACGACACTCGAGTTATATTCACAGAGCAATACCACTTAGAACGGGGCGAGTGTTGTGGAAATAAGTGTAGACACTGCCCTTACGACCCAAAATACAAGAAGGGCGTCACTCGCACTGAAACCGATAATTTTACTAAGCAACAGGATTAGGTTATATTTACAATAAAAACATGACATTCGTTATCACTCGAGAAAATGCGTATTTCATCATATGTATAGTATTGTTGGCGTTACAGGTATACCAACATGCTAAAATAACAAAGTTAAAGAGGGACTTTCAGACGTTGGCAAATCAGGTAATGATACTCTTCTTTAGCGTAAAAATGAAACAAGATGAAGGAAAAGCAGCAGAAAGCAAACAAACCGTCTGAGGGTCTTGGAGACACTATAGCCAAGATTACTGAGCTTCTTAAGATAGACCAGTTGGCGCAAAAGATAGCTGAGTCGCTTGGTCATGAAGATTGCGGTTGCTCGAGAAGACAGGAAAAACTAAACGAATTATTTCCATACAAAAATAAAGACAAAGAAAGTTAGTTATGACAACAGAAAAAAGTTATGTAATAGTAGATTCAACAGAAAAGACAAAAGAGTTAGCAAAATACATATTAGAGTCCGATCTAATAGCGTTCGATACGGAGACTAATTCATTAAACACGAGAAAGGGACAGATAATCGGTTTCTCAGTAACCACAAAAGAGGGTACTGGTTACTACTACCCAACGATGATATATTCTGAAGGTAAGCTCATAGAGAACGAAATAGACGGAAAACCCTGTCACGAAGTTGCTAAGAAGCTGATAGAGATGCTTATTGGAAAAAAGGTAATCGGACACAACCTATCTTTCGACACAAGGTTCGTTAAGTGCTTTTACGGAATAGACTTAACCCCAAGCGTGCATGCTGATACGATGTTGATGGTGCATACAGTAAGAGAGGAAGGCGCAGGTTTCGGATCAAGTTCTCCCTTTGCTTTGAAAGAGATAGCTAAGTCAGTTCAATCAGAAATAGGACTTGACGTAGAGAAGGAAGCAAACGAAGAGCAGATAGAGCTGAAAATGTCAATAAAAGCAAACGGAGGATCCACGTCTTCCACCAACTACGAGATTTACAAAGCTGATCTATCCATTCTTGGAAAGTACGCGGTTGCCGATACAGACTTAACGCTTAGGATCTACAACTACTTCTCCCAGATACTTGAAAAAGAGGGACTAACCAAGTTCTTTTACGAAGACGAGGTAATGCCTCTATACAAGGAAGTTACCATACCTATGGAAGAGTGCGGTGTTAGATTGGACATGGAACTCATCACCCAAGCTAAACAGAGAGTCTCTGATGACTTGATTAGATACCATAGCATAGTAACAAAGGAACTGTTAGAAAAGCCAGAGGTGCGCACTTGGGTGATGTACAGAGCGATGGAGGACTATCCCCCAAGCAACAAAGGCGCATTTGCTCAAGAATTAGTAGAAGAGCTTAAGTTGCCTTTCGATAAGTTAGCGAGTGGTAAGTACTCTATAACAACAAACTCTGTGGCAAACCTCGAAGACGGACCAATAAAGTCCTTCTTTGAGACCAACGATCCAACTTTCCTTGAGGAAGATATTAAGATCAAGATAGCCGTCAAGATGTGGAAGGATCAAAACAACGGAAACTACTTCAACATTCAATCAAAGGATCACTTGGGTGAGATAGCTTTCGGAGCTTTAGGCATACAACCGCTATCAACAACAAAGACTGGCAAACCACAGTTCGATGATGATCTCATACAGTCGATATTCAAGAAGCACAACTGGGCTAAGAGCCTTAGGATATACAATAAGCTTCTTAAGATAAAGTCAACCTACGTAGATCGCTTCTTAGAGTCAGAGGAAGGAGGCAACTATTACTTCTACTACAAACAACACGCAACAGTTTCTGGTAGGTACGGATCAGATGCTCAGCAGTTACCAAGACCTAAAGAAGAAGGCGACGATGATCCAATAGTGGTAGAGTACAACAACATGATCCGAGCTTTCTTCGTACCAAAAGAAGGCAACATTTTCATAGACTGTGACTATTCATCGTTGGAGCCTCGAGTGTTCTCTCACGTGTCTAGTGACGAGGGACTGTACGAGATATTCTTTAAGGACTACGACTTCTATTCAACAATCGCCATAAAAACAGAGAAACTTAACCAATACTCACCAGATCCCAAGGACTCAAACTTCCTAAAGAAGGTAGCACCATCTCTGAGAAACAAAGCTAAAGCATATTCCCTTGGTATCCCTTACGGACAGGGAGCGTACGCTTTAGGTAAGCTTATCGGAGTATCTACAAAAGAGGCCCAAAAGCTTGTGGACGGCTATTTAGATGGGTTCCCCAATCTTAAGAAGTGGATGCAAGAGTCCAAACAGTTTGCAAAAGAGAACGGTTACATTAAGAATCAAGTTGGTAGGATAAGACACTTACCAAAGCTTAAGAGCATTTATGAAGCTTTTGGAGACTCTTTGCAAGACTTTCAATTCAAAAGACAGTTAGAAAAGCAGTATGGTCAAGCAAAAGCTACAAGCATAATATCCGCGTGGAAGAATGGCGTAAACTCAAGTTGCAATTTTCAGATACAAAGTATGGCAGCTTCAGTAGTAAATAGAGCAGCTATAGCAATAAATAGGGAATTTAAAGCAAGAGGCATAAAAGGACAGGTAATCGCACAAATTCATGACCAGTGCGTATTCGAGGTAGAAGAATCCCGCGCACAGGAAGCTGCAGAAATAGTGCAAGATAAGATGGAAAATACTACTAAACTGAATGTACCATTAGTTGCAATCCCTCAGATCGCAAAAAATATGAAAGAAGGACATTGATAAAATTAAAACATACCATATTTATTAATAAATAATAAGGTATGGACTATTTTAAGCTTTATGATAGACTTATTCAATTTGCTATTTCTAAA